CGAGTGGCCTTTTGTGAAGGATGCTCTGGATTTCTTCTGGCTTCATAAATTTCATTGAATCGCATTTATCAAAATATTCCTGTTACGTTATTTATTAAATGCTGATTTATAAAGTTCCTTCAAGAATTCGATATCATTAATTGCTGATATATTAATAATCCCAGTGGCCTGGTCACTATTAATTATTGGCAAATACTTGAAAGATGCACCATCCAATGCTCCTTGAATGGAATATTCTCCATATTGGTTTAGGTCACCAATAGTTGTCCATATATGTAGTCTACTGATACTATCAAAATCATCTGGATTCGTTAAAATATTTGATTTTAGCTTTGTTGCTTCTCTGAATGCGCTTCGCCAGGTTGTAAACGGATCATAATTATAATAGGTCATGTTACTGAGTTCAGGATGCACTATAATCGGCGCGCCCAGGGCGCAAGTCATATCAACATAGATGGCAGTTTCTCTAGTTGCCATATAATTGGCGAATATTGCCTTTGAAAATAATTTGACTCCACCATACCCATACACCAGTCCATTAACTGGATTCTGACTATGCCATATATGGATGCAAGTATTTTCAGCGACCCCTGGCCATTGTTCAGTATCTCTAGGCACAAAGTCGAAATTAAAATTGGCTGTTATGACTGCATCAGCATCAACCACATAAAAGTATTGGGTGGAGGATGCCTGAGCGCAAGCCAGATGAGCCTCCAGGAACCCAGTAACACCTGAAACTCTCTTGGCATGAGGAAATCTTCGAAATAGTATTTCCCAGTGGTCGTCAGCGAATGGTTCGCCATTTGTTAAAAATATTATGTCTAGCATGTCAATCCATTAAATATACGATAAGCCGCTGGTGATATAATCATAAGTGCAATCATTGCATTCTGCATTTATCACTAGCCAAGTTGACGGCTGATGTGACGCATTAAATAGCATATGCATAAGAATAGTATTGACAAAATACATTCTTCCTTCTTCCCAGGTCAACGTCTTGTCTTCAAGTATAAATCTGACATGTGGTGGTTGACAATTCATAATTGGTACGATTAATCTGATAGTACTGTTCATGGTTCTAGAGAAACTATCTCTATGTGGTGGAAAGAATCCACCTGGATGCAACTTCAAAAAATGTGTTCTATACACATAATTCTGAATAGGGGACAACAATTGTTGCAACTCCATTGAAGTATTGAATACTTCTGTTGGTTTATTGAATTCATTTTCTGTAAACGACGTGCCATGATCTCGGTTCCATTCCAATAAGCTGTTTAATGCTGGTCCTGGACCAGTCACTCCACGTTCATTGAATACACAGAGCCCATCTCTATGATTATATAATTTTTTTGTGTTGTATTGCGACCATTTGTCATCGTGTGGCTCTAGCTCTGCCATTAAATTTGATATATTCAATCGATAGTTTAGTGTCAAATGATTACCTAATTGAATAATACTCTGGGTATTCATGTGGTATGATCTCCTTTATGAGTGGGTGTAAGCAATTTTAAATAGTCAGTGAATACTGAATCACGTTTTAATTCAATCTGAAAAAATATTCGTTCTGAGTCTGACCGATCTGCAGAATGCATTACCTGCGGATTCCACATGAGTGGATGATTATCTGTATACCAGATTCGTGTTGTCTTGCCGTCTGGTGTGTGGAAATTTATGGGAATGTTTTCTTTATTTTGTATTTCGTAACTTATAATGCATTGCCGATTATCATCCACATGTGGATTAATTCCAAAATTTGATACAAAGTAACTTGCGTCTATTAGGTCTGCATCAATTTGATTTTCAATGTGAATAATCAAATCAGTTTTGGCATACCCGCCAACAATTGTTAATGGAGTCAATGCATCAGAGCCAGAAGTATATTGTCTACCATACTGCGGTTTAGCTGCCAGATAAGTTTCAAGCATATCCACTCTCTGGGAATTGGATATCACCAACTCAGTTAATTCTACACAATATGTCATGGCTTGCGTTCTATCATTTTGCCAATATAGTATAATATATCAAATTCTTTCCAATTTTTTTGAATATTATGATTTGCGTGACCACTATAGTGGTGATGATTATTATGCAGTTCTTCACCCCAGGTCAGTGGTTTCAACCACCATACATTGCGGCTAGAATCAGAACTCTTATCCAGTTTGTAACCAATGGATTTTATATGAACTAGCACTACAACTATTTTTGATAACCAGAAGCTGGTGACAATTATGAACGGTGCGATAATTGCTGATATTATGGCAAACGCTAGATGATGGGTATGGAACCACCTGACCTTGGGATCGCGCAAGTAATGTGATAATACTCTTCTATCAGGTGAAAAGTTTGAATCCCACAAACTCAATATCGAACGCAAAAACCCCAATCTATATGGGTCATGCGGATCGTTTTCTTTACCACTATTTGCATGATGTTTCATGTGAACTGCTGCATATACTGGAGGTGATCCAAGGTTCATTAAAGTAAACATGGCGAGTCCCAGTGTATGCTGCCTATCAGATATAATGAAATGGTGATGTGTAAAAATACGGTGCATATAGAGATAATGAAATAGATTACTTATAACCCATCCAAGTAGTATTCCAATCAACATATAATAAGGAAATATAATGGCATATACAATGAAGATAATATGAGCCAATAGTGTGATAGCCTGATACTTATATTTTGAATAAAAGTTTTGAAATGTGATCATTGGTATTGCCCTTAATAGTTTTATACATAATTAATTGATGATTGTCTTTATACCTTAATTCAATCTGGTTTCTATAGACTAGCCAATCATCAAAATAATCATTTAATTTTCTTGAAATTAAAAATCCTGCTGGATTTTTGGCAGTTCTGCTCTTGAATAAAAAATCACAACTGTGTATATGGTTATTTATCTGATGCTTTACTGACTCGTAATTATCTGGACTGCGCCATAACTTGGTTCTATAATCATGATGAACAAATAACCTGGACTCAATTCTATATGCGTTGTCATGAAAGTTTTCTAGTCCAACCATGAACACTAGGTTGCCAGGATGTTTGTCATAAATATATCCATATTCCTGCATTTTTGCGATATGGAATAGAGTATAATTGGATGACAACCGGTCTGCACTATTTTCAGCATAATTGATATGAGTAATGAAATCAGAATCAAAATCAACTATGAGTCCAGATATTACTGGCTTGTAAATATAGCCTCCAGAAAGTTTGTGGGTATCCAATGTCATTTGAAAATAATATCCATAAATTTATTTAAACTGGTGCGATACATAGTGGGTGTTATGGTTTCACGAGCCTGGGCGGCACGAGATCGCCAATCGGCGCAGTCATACAATATTGATTCCCAATCTGTTTGGCCTCTCCTGAAATCTATAGTGATGCTGTTGGTGTCATCACATAGTCTTTCATGGCCTCCACTCCCTTTTTGAATAACCGGGATTCGGCCCATGGCCAAACATTCTTGCACTGAATAGCCATTGCTCTCCCAGATACTTGGGTATATGCCAAATATGCTGGATTCAATATGTGTCCGGTATTGATCAAAATTTTGGCATTCCATTTCAACAATGTTATCGGCGATATACGGCATTGAGTTGACTTCATTCTTACCAAAACTCAATAATTTGAAAGCGACGGGAGGTTTAATAAACTGTAGACCTTTCTGAAAATCTCTTCTTCCAATATTGAATATTTGATTTGACCAATGGGTGATGGGTTGGACTGTGTTATATTTTTCTGGATTTATATACTCCCAGCATATTTCTGGAATGACCCCATACATTTCATTGACGGCGCTCTGACTGTTTGGCGAATCAGTAATGATGGTGTCGCTGATATTAATGAAGGTTTGTTCTCTATGTGCCAGTCCATGGTATAGATCCATTACTGATTGATCAGTACTATATTGCGCCCTGGACAATACCTGACATAATTTTGCAGCACAACTCCTGACAAAATATATTTTTTCAGCATTTGTGTCAGTCACCAAATCCCATGGAAAAAAGTTTTCCAGTAGGTTCACTACTTTTTGTGGTTTGGTTCTTTGCAGTGCTTCATTAATTTCTTGCTGTAATACCGTACTGGTTGGATTGATTGAGGAATAATGGAATTGACTATTGGTGATTATGGGGGTGTTGTCCAACCGCCTGATAAAAATTTGAATGTCATAACCATTTATAACTCTAGCCAAGTTGTCAAGCTTGAATGCTTCATGGGTGGCGAGGTATTGATTTATATTTGTGAATAATAGTACTGTCATATGGTCTTGTCATGTTTCCAGCTACCATGGCACCAGTGACGGCCAAAATTACCAATCATTAATGGGTATGGTAATTTACTATCTTGTCTGACGGTGTCCAAGGACGATGCAACAAAATGCACATCATCCACCATTAATGGCAAATTTCTGATACATTCAGTTATCTTATCAGGGCCTGTTGTGTTGTAGATCCAGTATTCAAATTGATCCGCGGGCGCTGAGTTTTTGGTCTCTATAGCATCATACATGCGGTCAATAATATATCTGATAAACTCATTCCCTCTAGAGGCAGCAACGGCGCAATTAGCATAACGAACGAAGGGGTTGCCGTATTTGTGTGATATGTCCTGGTACCTTCCAGATTCTTGCTCTGATTTGAATATTTCATATGATATAGTCTCTTCTTCAAAAAAGACTAATTGAATTCTATCCTGAAGACGGACTCGGTTGGCAATGGAATCCAACATTTCAATATCAGTATCAAAATACCAACCACCATAGTAATATATGGCATACAATTTCAACAAGTCAAGTTTTTGAATTTTTGTAGTGATTGCCATAAATTTATCATAATCATGAGGGAATAGGTTTTTGATGAAGAGATTTTCATCCTCAATAAAAACGAATTCAAACTCAGGGTTGAGTTTAATTGCGCCCATTATAAAATCTGAAACAATTGGATTCTTTGGTTTTGGATTGACTAGTAATATTATCCTGTTGGGAATCATTTGGTTCCGGCCAACATATATCTTGTAAAAGGTCCAATATCTTTTTCATGTGTGAAATCCACAGTGGTCATGGAATATTGTTCCATGACTTCATCCATTGAATTCACGGTGTTGATATGTTGTGTGCAATCATGAAAATCGTTTGTTTGCAGTATCACTCTGGTGCCATCTGTAATCTGGGCAAACCATTCATTGTTCATATGTTCGCTGCTGGTATTGATGATCAAGTCTGGATCAACTTCATGCACATCGTCATTTGCTGGAATATACATCATACCATCAACATTGTAGATGTAGTCAACATCGCTGCATATCACCTGCACTCTTAACTGAAGACCAAGATGCCACATCAGCTTCTTACAGCGTCGTACAGCAACAGGATCAGAATCAACTACCACGTATTGTATCGCCGTGCCAGTGACGGGTGCGACGTGTTCGAGATAGTGTATGAGCATGCCATACCATCCTCCGTATATCACTATAGTTTTGACATCGTCGTTAAGGATACTGCCAAAATAATCAGCAACCATACATTTTGATAATATCTGGCCAGAGCTAAAATGATCATTAAAGTCCTCGGGAGTTTCTTCGTCATACCAGGACTTTATGTTCTTTATAAACTCAGAGCCCGTCAAACAATAGAGGATGCCCAGTAGAACTGATGTATTGCAAAAATCATCAATATCAAACGATGGCATCAATACGGCGTTTAAATCTCTTTCAAGATTGCCGCTGGTTCGACTGATGGAGATTATCAGGTCGCGCAATTGCCATGGATTGCGGTGCAGTAATGATTCTATTACTGAGTCAACATATTTAACGCTGTCAACTTCATATATGGCAAAATATTGTTTGATACCGTATAACCAATGGTATTGCTGGTTTTTATCAACAACTGTCATTATTGTATAATCTTTGTGCATTACTGTCAAGGCAGATATCTTTCTGACGATATAAACTCACGCCGTTCATCTATAGATGAATGGATCGCGTTGGCGCAGTTTTTTCAATCGTTGTTTATTCCTTCGGCGGCAAAGGATAATTGCGATCCAATTTTTAATATATTTCAATGGGGTGTCCTTACTTGAATGCCATACCGGTGACTCCAGCGTTGGGCATCTTCTTTTGTATTTACTAACGGTTCACCTTTGATATTCAGACTGGTATTCAGCAACATGGGGCATCCAGTCTGGCTTAGCCAGGCTTTCAATAGTCTGCTAAACCCTGACTGATCATTGACCACAGTTTGCACTCGACTAGTGCCATCCACATGCACAATACCTGGAAATTTGTCTGGCGATATACATGGCCAAGCATATTGCATGAATGGTGAATTCAAGCCATTGCACAACATGGGAGTATGAAAGTATTCATTTGCATGAGATATCAACACGGCTGGAGCAAAGGGTCTAAATTCTTCACGATGCTTGAGTGCATTGACTTTGTCTTTGACCCCCACGACGCGCGGATCAGCAAGTATACTTCTATTACCCAGGGCTCGGGGCCCAAATTCTGCGCGCCCAGCGGCCACAGCACTCACTCCAGTTGACAATAGGTCTGAGATAATATCATCAATTGGATAGTCTCCAGGAATATCAGTGCCCAGACTTGCTGTAGGCATGGTGATATGACGTGGGTTATTTGCCAAGATGGCACCCACACTTGATCCTGCATCGCCAGGATTGGCAGGTATCCACACCTTTTCATAATATGAATATGCCTGAGTATTGGCAACACAATTGAGGGCACATCCTCCTGTCACTACCAGGTTGCGACCAGTACCACGATAAGCCGCATAGGCTAATAATTGCTTAAAGATATCAGTATAGATTTCTTGTACAGCCGCAGCGATGTCTGTTAAGTCTTGAACTGTGTTTAAGTCTGGCCGCCACCATTGGCATCCTCGATGCAGATTATGTTTGAATATGATATTAAAGTTGTGTTTGCTGGGGAGGCATGTAAAGAAATCTTGTAATATCTCTGATTTATATTTTTTGGGGTCTCCAAATGCAGCCATACCCATTAGAATATATTCGTGCTCTTGTGGTATCAGCCCCAATCGTTGCGTCATTGCACTATACCATAGGCCTATGCTATTAGGATATTTTTGTTCAATAATTTTGGTTAACTGTTGCCGTCGACCCCGCCACAGCGATGTGGTAGTGAACTCACCTATGCTGTCAATGACCAGTATATCTGCTTCACTGAACGTGCTGGTGTAATATCCATATGCTGCATGACTATGATGATGATCTGTCGTGGTCATGGGCGCATGAATGCCCAGTTTGCGCATATAGCTTCTGGGGCCTTGTTTGAATAATAGATCATATTGGCCAGCATAAGCTTGGCGCAATTTCTTCATCAGTGGGCGTTCATAGTAGAATAGCTGGTCTGGCTCGCCATATTGCATAGCTTCTGTGATCTGGTCTGGATGCAAGTCTTTGTCATTCTTGATACGACTGTATCGTTCACCATGGCTGGCATAGACCAATTGGTCATCAACCATTACTGCCAACGCCGCGTCGTGGCTCTGCGCGGAAATTCCCCATCTAATCATGCTGTTGTCCTTGCTAAATATATGCTATATTTATAGGAAAACATATGACCCAAATTGGATTTATTGGAATTGGCAAACTTGGAATGCCTTGCGCAGAAGCCATGGCGCAGGGTGGCCACCAGGTGGCGGGCTATGATGCCGTTCATCGTGAATCATCTTTCATTACTATATCAAACTCTATAGAACACTGTGTTAAAAATAAAGATATCGTGTTTATTGCAGTACCAACACCACATGATCCCGAATACGACGGTAGGGCGCCAACTTCGCATCTCACACCCAAAGACTTTAATTATAGTATTGTCAAGGATGTCATGGTGGAAGCCAATAAGCACATGACTAAAGACCAGTTACTAGTATTGATTAGTACAGTGCTGCCAGGAACAACTCGTAGAGAATTCATCCCGCTCATCACCAATACTCGTTTCGTCTACAATCCATATTTGATTGCAATGGGCAGCGTAGCCTGGGATATGGTTAACCCAGAAATGGTTATAATTGGTACAGATGATGGATCACAAACTGGTGATGCACAACTGTTGGTTGACTTCTATCAGACTATTATGCAGAATAGTCCAAGGTATGAAATTGGTACCTGGGATGAATGCGAGTGCATCAAAGTTTTCTATAACACGATGATCAGCGCCAAGATTGGCATCGCCAATATGATCCAGGATGTTGCAGAAAAGCAAGGTAATATCAATGTGGATATTGTTACTGAAGCCTTGGCAAAGTCAACTATGCGTATCACAGGGCCGCAATATATGAAGGCGGGACTCGGAGATGGCGGGGCATGTCACCCACGTGATAATATTGCATTGCGACATATGGCACAAAAGCTTGACCTGGGTTATGACATCTTCGATGCTATAATGAATGCTCGCGATGTGCAAGCTAAAAATATTGCCAAGAGATTGGTTATGGAGGCGCAGCTTAATGACATGCCAATTGTGATCCATGGTAAGGCATATAAGCCTGGTGTCGCATATCTGGACGGAAGTTATAGTTTATTGATTGGACACTTTTGCCAATCACTGGGTATTACTCCCATGTATGTTGACTCATTGACGGGTGACAATTATACCCCAATTATACCCAGTGTATTTTTAATGGCGCACAATGCTGCGACTACATACAAGTATCTGGATAAAGAACAAATTGAACGAATGTATTGCAGCATTCCGCCCGGCAGCATTGTGGTTGATCCATGGCGTACATATGTGAATGATGCAGTCACTGTGATCCATTATGGCAACACTCGTCTATAGGCTGTTCAATGCATTATGTATCAGATCATACATGTCGTTGTCTATAGCGGTGGAGTTTGATATACGTTGATGGAAGTTATGCTCTAATACTGGCAGCATATCTTTATGCATTGCAGCACTGGCCTTGGGCGACTGTTTACAAATGTCTTTTACCACCTGGGCTACAGCAATGGTTCTATCGTTTATATTCAACATACCATCATATCCCTCGTCAAGCCACTTATCAAACGTTTGATAACCTTGACGCCGCAGCTCAACTAAACTATGCGGATAATTGAGAATAACAAATGGTTGCAAATATTGCATAGGTTTGTATATCTTTTCTGAGAAGAACATGGTACGTTCGGTATCTTTACAGTCATAATATGTTTCTGCTACCACGTGTAAGTGCGAGTCATGAAACTTTTGAGGGCTGAAGTCTACTATTGGATTGGTGCTGGGGTCAATACCATCCTCCAATATTAAAGGCAGAGACCGCTTTATTAAATCCATCTTTTCTTTATCAGGAAATTCGTATAGTATGTTGGCATGCCAATATGCGATATCCAGTAACTGGTAGTTTGATATATCAAAACTCATGGCGCCCTGGTTTTTATATTCCCAGAGATGATACACCAATGCCAATCTATGCGGGGCCGCCCTGCGACTCATACATAAAAATTTGTGATCACGACGAGTTTGATTGACGATACGGTGCTGCATTCCAGCGAAGTCTACATTATGCTGTTGCATAGTTTGAAACCATGCAATTGCTACATGTTTAAATGGTAGATCGGTGGGCATATGCATGTTGCCAGTCAATACAATAAAGTGATGCGGCCGCAATCCTTCATTACTCTGGCAGATGTCAGTGACCATATGCATATACCGCCACCATGAATTTCCTTCCCATACATCATACAGTATTATGGCCGCTTTGTTGGCAATACAATCTGAGATTATTTTTTCAGGAATTTCCATAAAGGTATATCCGTGCCCATTTTCTGCATACCGCTTCATTGGCCATCTGAACACTATGGGATAAAAGTATTGCTCTTCTGAAGAAACTTCTTTCCACAATATGTTTTTTGTTTTGAAAAAATTATCTGAATAAAAACTTGTTCCATATATTATGACATTCGGGTCAACGCCGATTTCATTTGATATATCAGCCAGCACCTGTGGTGATAGTCCGTTGCAGTGGACGTGAGGGGTATCAAATGATAAGGGTAATAGGTTCATGTGTTCATCCATTTTAAAATTATGTCCGCCCAAATCTGGTGGCCCAGTGGCTTGGGGTGATTGCATGGGTATAAATGAATATTATCCAGAAACATTTTGCTAATAAAACTTATGTCTGAGTAATACTCTGGCATGTTAATGAGTTCAGTGATCAGCGATTGATAATCTTGTATTTCCCATAACGCTTGCAACATTATAAACTTAATACCGCGCGATCGCAAATATCCTGCCAGGGCAACAGCCAAATTAATGTAATCATTAAACATTACATCTTCAGGAGTATTCGCCAGAAACCATTGGTAGTGATTCAGGGCATCACTATTCCATTCATTATTGACCAGCTTGCCGTACCAGCAGTCATAATCTGCCACTGTGGCTGATGGAACCATTGACATATAGCTGTGATGCGGTTGGCTATAATATTCTCGTCGATGAAGCATTGACCACCCAATAATAATGAAATCGTCGTCATTCATATTTGTTCTTGCAAACTCCATAACTGTTCTGAAAATCTTGTCATTTCCAGCACCTGGGGCAGCCAAGCATACATACGGCAAATCAAACTTGCTGGCAATGATCCCAGCATATGAAGTTGGACTCCCAGTAGTTGGATCACAATCTGGCAGTTCTTGTCCAAATGTCATACTACATCCAAAGCTTACCACTCTGGATACTCCCGTCATATCATGCATGGTGTCATTCTTTTGATGCCGTCACTTAGTGAAACGGTTGGTAAAATTCCCAATTGTTTCTGTAGGGTTGTATCGGCGAACCGATTGCTGACGCCCACTGGTTTATCCAACAGTCGTATAATGTTATCACAATCACGACCATATAGTTCTTGGTGCATTATATTCAGTAATTCTATAAAATTTGTTGTAATGCCAGACCCAATATTGATTACCCGATAATCGGATGTATCCATCAATAACCAGTCAAATACTCTCATAATATCAGTGATATGAACAAAATCGCGTGATTGTAAGCCCGTGCCCCATACTGTAATATTGGCGGGATCCGTTGTTACAATGTTTAGTAAATTCGGCACTGGATAATCCATGGATTGACCGTAGCCATATCCACTAAATGGTCTCACAATGGATATCTTCATATCAGATGTGTGATGCAGTTCCCATAACATTCGTTCTGCTGTCAGTTTGCACCATCCATAAATGTGGTCACTCACTCCAATAGTATTAGTTGAAAAATCAATCATATCTTCCTTGAGACCAATGGCATTGGTTGCCGTTTGCTGATCAATGGGATATACTGCGCTGCTACTTGGATATACAATTCGCCCAGCATGTTTATTGGCCCATGTGAATAGCACTCTATCAATTTCAATGTTTTTAACCAATGGCATAAAGTTGTGTTCAATTGCCATGCGACCACCAACGTTGGCGGCAAAGTGAAATACCACATCAACGTCTTTAAGATTATGTGAGTCAATGTTCATCACATCATCGCATATATCAGTTGTGTTACTGGGCAATATATCTATTCCGATTACATCATACCCCATTCTTAGATAATTTGTGTATGTTGCCGCTCCCAAGAACCCAGAACTTCCTGTAACCAAAACTCTATAATTATTCATCAGTGGAATCCTTTTTTAATATATTAATGATCTGATTGGCAATTAATATATGTCCTTCTTCGTTGGGATGATAACAAGCGAGTCTATAAATTTTGTCATTGTTGACTTGACTATGATACATTAAATTCACAATTGTGTCGTATTCATTATGAACAATGATATTATCAATATAATTATTTGAGTATTCTATAGACTGTGGTGATACTATGGAATACCCTTGCCAATTTGGTATGGACTTGCTTTGTAATAGACCTTGAAGTGAATATTGGTAACTCAGTAATCTGGAATTATCATGGCCTTCGTGCCATATATTATCAATATATTCTTTATTGAATTTTGGAAAATGTTGAAGATTACTGGGCCATGCAGGACAATAATTGTAGTATGCAGTTTTTAGCGGTTTGTTATTGTTTTGCGATTGTATAAACATGAACTCTCGTCGAGAAGTTTCAGTCCAGAATATCATGAAATAACATTCTTTTAAGTCTATAGGATATTTGCCCATACATGTTTCATTGACCCGTCTAAAAATTGTGTCATTACTACACCCAGGGATTGCCAGATTCAAAATGCTGACATTATAATGTTGCGCCAAAACACCGCTGAAACTATAGCGGATATGGTATGGCCATTGCTCTAGATCTTTTATAGCATACACTACTGATTTAAAATCTGCTTGTTGTTTGGGAGTATCAGTGAGTCCTTCGCCCCAGACATTACTATCACCAAAAACCACTAGTGTGGTTTTATTCAATAAGTCACTTGGCATTTTCCCCATCCTTTACGCCGTCTAAAATAAAAACTATCATAGTATTCATTTTCATCGTCTACTGACTGTGTGATATTAAACTTGTATGACTTTGGAATATCTGGCATGTTATTTATTATATTCCAGATTGGTAGAGTAAATTCTTTCTCAACTGGAGATTGATTATCATAATCTGTGATAAAGTGTCGAGTGAATTCAAAAACTTCATCTGGTACATCGTAATGGTAATTCACAAAATCAAATACATACTCAAAGTTTTGCGCTCTTTCCCTATGCAGTTTCTTTTGAAACTCAGCGATATAATAATGCATGCCTTGTTCTTTAACCAATCCGGTTATAAAGGCATTAGCCACATTTTGTTTCACTTCGTGATAATATTTGCTGGTTTTTATATGCTCAAAGAAGTTATCGTAAAATTCGCTATATGACAGTGACTGTGTAGTATAGAGCCACCGACTAATTATCTGTGTCCAACCAAAGCTATGGAAATTTGTAATCATCCAGCTATACATATAACATTCAAGCAACTCATCATGAGTCAGGGTGTTGGTACTCTTGACGACGGCAATACCTTCCAATCCCTCATCACTAGCATCGCCGCTGATATAGTTTTTAATATCAGCGGTTTCGATACCGTGTTGGAGTATGCTTGCCTTGCCGCTTAATTCTGCGTTCACCAACATCTGGCATAACCACACTTCTATGTTGTTATGTTGTCCCATTGATAATAATCTGTCGACACCTTGTCGCCATGAAATTGCAGTTTCGCCTGGCAAACCCAAGATCAGCTCAGTATATGTTTGAATATTTTTGATATTGCATTGTTGCAAAATACTCGTAAAATTATTGACTTCCATATTTTTGCGTTTGATGTTGGCCAATACTTCTTCTGACATACTTTGTACGCTCAGAGTGAATCCACGAGCACTATTATTATTTGTCAAATATTCCACCATCTCTAGTGTTTTGTCAGTACTATTTTTTTGCCAGTTGAAGCTATAAGTTTCTGGAAACTTATACTCATGTTTTTTTTCAATCATATTTTTCAGTAGGTCGAAATCTCTATCTTTAAATATACCAAAATTAGCATCAGCCACATCCACGAACGAAATACCATTTTTGCTAATCCAGTCTATTTCATACTTGACAATGGCGTCATCAAACTTCTTGACCTTATTGAATGTTAACCCACCCCAGTCACAAAATGTACATGCATATGGGCACCCTCTAGAAGTCTCCAGGGTGATACTGAAATTTTTATCTGTGTGCTTTGCCACAATGGCATCCAATACACCATCAATGAATGGACTGACCAACGTGTCCAAGTCAGCAATACGTGGCCCGCTAATACTCTTGTTGATGGGTCTGTTGACTAAGAAGTCTCTGAAGATATATTCAGCCTCGCCATGAAATGCATGATCAATGAATGGATTAGATTCAAAAAATTGTGTGGGATCATCAGGAACCTGTGGACCACCAAACACAACTATACATTCAGGAAACTTTGCCTTAATCTTTGCTGCCATTTTTAGGTTATAGTTTTCGTTCCAGATATAGGAACTAAAGGCGGCGATGGCAATACTGCCAATGCTGGCCACAAAATCATCTATAGGCAGTCGTTCAAAAATAAACTCCTTGGCCTCATAATTTTCAATCACATATGGGTCAATTTTTGCATAACTCCATAGTCTGGCAACTGCATAAGGCAACCAGTGGGTTTTGAATTTTCCAAAACCAATGGGGAAATTGACTTGGAAAAAATATATATTTTTTAATGGTGCCATATCTTAAAGACTTCTTCTATTGTGGTATTAAATACTATCCGCTGACGGTGTGAAAGCAAACAAAAATTAGCTATAGAAATATCCCTGGTTTGTGCAATTAATGAGTCAAGCGGTTGCTCACATAATTGCTGGATTTGGTTAACCACACTGTGAAATCGCATAGTGTCATCCTTAATTGAGTCATATGCGGCAAACATTGTCTGATACCCAGTCTTGGTTTTGAGTGTTGATACCGTATCTTGACTATAGTAATATATTGGCAAACAATAATTGCTGATGCCCATATATGTTTTTTCTGAAAACTTAATACAATCAGTTTCACTATATGATTGTTCAGTGACCACATTGAATACCGCGTCGGTATAGTATGGATGTATTGGTGCGTTGCTACATGACTGTATGGTGAAGTTATCCTTATCTACTATAAACGGCAACATGTTAATAAATTCATCCCATCTACTATCGTCAAGTCCAAACTCTGATAGTGCATCCTTATTTAGTTGATCATCTTGCACGGTGTCAATACCTGGCATACTCACATGCCCATACTTAATGAGGTCACGATCCCATAGTGCATAGACTAAAGCTTGGCGGTGCTTATTAATAGTTCTATTCAAACATATGAAATGTTTTGTTGGTGGTATATATGAGCCCTGCTGATAGATTATTTCATAAACATATGGGGTATGTATACTTATTCGGTCTGTTATATTGTGTTGATTTGCCCAAATCTGATAATTATCATTGCATACGCTATTCATAGTCAAATATGTAATGTTGGCAGCAATCAACGACTCTGCTTTTATCTCCATATGCAATTCTTGAAAAAAATTAAATTCTTGATTGCTATACCCTTCATTCATATCATTAATGAGTATTAAGCAGTTGCCCAATCGCTGATGTTGTTTAACAATATCACTCACATGTAAAAATGCATTCTTTGTCCATTGATTGGGTTTGAGTAACGGGGTCAAGTCATATACAAACTTGCCCATCACATTGGATATGTGAGTATATTGATAGGCGGTATTTGATCTATCAAGCAACACATTTATTTTTGACATTGTGAATGGGTGCCGCACTGACTCTGTGTTATATGGCAATGCCATATTACCAATGGCATAATTGCTTTTAGCATATGCGGCGGCGTCATATAATAGTTGGTGGCTTTGTCCATTGGGCCAGATACCGCCTGGGCCCATCCAATCATATGCAATCGTTAACATTATATTCCCTTAAAGTATGGCGATTCTATCACTAGTATATATGTTTTTATGGTTTTCTTTGCAACTATCGTAGAATTTTTGCATTTCAGGGAATGTGTTAATGAAGTCTTGGCCCCGTCTTTTATCTATACTGGCAACATAATCATGAAATTCTGCTCTTTTAAGATTTATATCCATATGGTCACTATTGAGTTTTTTGTTGTAATATATGCGGTGCAACACAATTCTTTTAAATTTTTCTATTTCATAGTGCTCAAACCCATTATGTAGCCCCCAAATTGGATCTGCGGATTTTAAACTCATATAATTCATTGATGGTATCATATATTCTTCTACTAAATCGTCGGTACTATTCTGCACATCCAAAAAATCAGGATGGCGTAGATATGGAATATCAATTCCAACTAATACTCGCTGAGATGGATTTTTTTCTTGGGTAGAAATATATGATTGCTCACTGGGGCTGATCTTAAACCCAGAATTAGTTTCATTAATATGCATTGGAAAGTTGGTGTTATATTTGCATTTTAACTCATATACCCATTCCAATAATTTTTGAAAACTAGTAATACTGAGCATATTATAGGTTGCCATGAACGCTACACGAATATTACCAATTTCAAGCAATTGGTTGACTCGACGTTGCAATAATTTAAAGTCAAGGCCAGATCTGGCATATTCTGCCTGTTCATTCCATCCTTCAACACTCGTAAATATTGTAATTTTTTTGAGATATTCTGGAGATTTTAATATGAGTAACCGCTCAACAAATTTATCCCATAGTTTATCTGGAACACTCAAGTTTGAATTCACTGAAAATTCCAATTCAGTATTTGGATTCTCAATAAAATAATCAAGGCACTTATAAGTTTCTTTACTCATTAGCGGTTCACCGCCGGTGATTCTATATTGTTTTAAGTTTTTATAAACTACTGGGAAAGTTTGCCAGAATGCTTCCAAGTATGGATTATGTTCCCGATTTTTAAAATTCAATGAATCCAAGTCTTGATATCCCTGGGCCCATCTTTTATGTGCGGTATCACCAAGTAGTTTAATGGGCCCGTGTTGCTTGAGTTCATCAACCCATTTTGAACTGAATTCAGGACCACAGTATACACATTTCAGATTGCATACATTACTGAAACTGACTTCTAGATATGTTGGAAGAAAATCCTCAGCACCAGATGAAGCCTTGACGGTGTCAAACTTATCAATAGCCCATGGTTCAATACTCTTAAAGAGCCTATCAGATAATCCACCGTCATTTTCTATCCGCCAGCAATAATCACATTCGGATGGTTTGCCTCCTGCTAGCATAGTTGATCTGGCTTCTTTTAAGATTGAACTGTTATACAGGGCATATGGATCAGACTTCACTTCATCAACAGGTATCTTGTGTGGAGATGGATGGTGACAGCTATGCATCATACCAGTCCCCAAGTGTACAGTTACCTGGGTAAATTTAGCCAAGCATAACCCAGGTGTTGTTGAATCCAAAAGATCGCGCATCTTGGCAAGATTTGTTGACTCATTAACTATCAAATTATTGCCGTCAAGCTTCCAATTAACTTGGTCTATACTCATTCTATACCCACCATAATATCTGTTTCCTTAACTAATACTCCAACCCTACTGGGAGGAGTCCAGACTTCCTTAAAAAATTGGCTCTGATCACTGTCAAGTTCAACCAATGGCAAGTTGATTCGTTGTTTGATCCTATTGCCAAGCGCCTTGATCTCCGCGACAAGCCGGGCCTGATCATATGAGTATCCAGTATTGTCACACATTGTCCCAAAATCATCTGCAAATTTTGTAGATATTGTTTTAGCCCAGAACTCATCATGCCACTTGAAGTCTCTGACATCGCGCCAGTTCCACAAGTCTCTATCAAAGTTAGTCATATAGAATCCCAAACGAGCGCCATAGATGGCCCAAAGCCCATTCACAGTGTCAGCACCAATGTTCATCCACATCAACAGCCTACGATAGTTTACAGGCACGTCTTGAAGCCTGTCAATACTGACGACGTCGCCATGCATCAACGACATTTTACATCCTTCCCTGAATCCTGCTCTATAGGATTGGTAAGGACTTGCATTATTATAGACGTGCGAATACACATTATTCATCTTAACATAATTGACATTCCAACAGAAATCAACTTGTGCCCGCTTGTCTCTGGCGTCTGAGTTTTCATGTGATCGCATTGATGTGACTACATTGACTGGCCACATTTTGATTCCGCCATTACCATAAGCCAGGCCATTGATGATATTTTTCCCAGCCCAGCTGATGACGTCAAGATCACCAACTTGTGACATATCCAATTCAACGTTAAAAAATTCCGGCAACACAATATTGTCAGCATCAACAGTTATGAACCTATCTGTAGTTGATAACTTTGCAGCCGCTTTGTGAGCGGCGTCTGACCCATAGACTCCGTGGCTTCGTTTAGCCCATGGGCATTTTTTTATTAAATCTTGCCAATTGGCGTCTGCATTTGGTTCATCATAACTTATAAAAACGATATCAAATTCTGTTATCGGTGTCTTCAACTCTTCTCTCCTATGACAAGATCCTGGTGTATGTGGTATAATTCTTGTGAGTGCAACAATGGCGGCATACTAATGATATTGGAATTACCAATAACAAATGACTCATGAAATCTGTCAGGATCTGATTCAGATATAAAGAATTTTAGCGATGTTATATTGGTATGATCGCTGAGTGTTTTATTCAGAGTATTCGTTACTCTATCATATATATAATGGCATGACTGTTGATGTGCGATAGGTATAATGGTTTCAATAGTCTTGTAGGATCCATGGCATACCAACTGGCTTGTGGTTTTATTCAATGAATACGATGTGAATGCAGGCGCTGTATAGAGATCAAAATCATCTGGAACATTACCTATATTATGTATATATCCATCATGATGAATCAGTGATTGGGTGGGGACTTGAATATTATCATATATCACATCAGGATTGTTATGATCAACCAGATTGAATATCAAATATTTGTCTGATAAATCGTTGATCTTGTATTTTTTAGAAAAAGTCTGCAACTGCCTGAAGATACCATTACCAAATTTAAATTGCATCTTTTTTTCAGTTGAGTAATAGGTTATATCAAGCTCGGCGGCGGGTTTTGGCTTGGTGATATGAACTAAGTTATTTGAACTAACTTGTATTAATAATTCGTCAGATTTTTTGGAAACAAACCTGTCATCACCATCGCCATTAATTATATAATCAAGTTCGTTTATTTTTCCTGCGGTGATATCTGCAAATATTTTAGATTCAGAAACAAACACATCACTAAGTGAACTTGGCGCATTCAGAGTAATAGTCTTAATTGCACCCGATATCGGGTCGTATATGACATAGTAATTACGCTGTAATGGTTTCTTTTTTCTAATCAGATTCATTGAATCTCTCAAGGTTATCGCTAGTCATTAGCTGATTATATGTTACCAGGCCGTATAATCTATAATTGAACATTTTTATTTTTGAATTGTCGTATATAAAACACTCAACCTCGTCCTCAACAGAACTTACATCAGTTATAATCAATGAATCATCAGTCTTAAAATTGAATGATTGGTTGACTATTCCGATTAACAGACCAAGTGATACCCCTAGTGTTATTTTCTGATATCCCAATATTTCCATATAGTTTTTTGAATATTCACCAAGTACTTCAAAGAACTCAGCGTTTGATTGACTTTTATCAAATAAAATGGCTGGGCCATGCCCCTCAAGTAGAAAGTGTTGATAACTTTGTTTTACAAACAATGTCATTGACGCCGCATTTTCAAAAATATATGATATGTCAGATAGTACTAGTGATCGTGGACTCAACAATAGCGTCTTTAAGAATGGAGTAGTATAATATGCTTGGTACGCTATAATATCAACTGGTTGTTTTTCATCATACCCATATGGTGCTTCTATTATATAATCCAATTGTTGCTGATACTTTAAAGGAATTGTCCCTTCATTTTTTACTAAAAATCCAACTTCAAGACCCGGGCAATATTTTTTTATACTACTGAGCAAACACAATGCATATGGAAGAGTTATTACACATACTGGTATTATGATTCCATTCATAGCAACACTTCCAGATATCTATCATAGTGCCGTTCGATGGCTCGCTTATTCATGACATGAATATTTTCTGGCCCTGGCCTTACTATTATATCTTTCCAATTTTCTTTGAGATCATTTGACAAAAAGATAGTATCGTTGGATGACTTGACTTCAATGATGTCATCAACTTGGTCAGAGTACATCATGGGCGAGTCCGGCAACTCACATATATAATCATCAGTTAATCCAAAGCCTCCAAGAATATGGGCAGCTATACTAACACAGAAGTCTGTTCTGAATAGAGGATTGGGTAATTTATATCTGTGTCGATAGAAATCATAATTGTCTGCAATATGCGCCCATAATTCAAAAAACATTTTTGAATGATCTGATTTATCAAAGTATATTGCGGTGCTCCAATACATGGGAATTCCGGCAGGATCTAATCGTTGTTCTGAAAGTTGCGGCATTCTACCGCGCAAATCTCTTGCCGTCTTATATAGAGCCAGTGGAATTTTGCTATCAAATAAGTCGTTGAATTGGCTATTTTGTATGAAGAAATCAATGTCAATTAACAAAGTTTGATCATATGGACTCAATTCAAATATATCGTGCTTGTTGCTATTTTTAAATTCAGATACAAAATTGCCCCATGGCGTGTCAGAATGATGTCGCTTGTTGGGTTTATGGGTGACTGATGATGTGACAATTTCATCAAATGCTGCATTAATAATATGGTGCTCGATATTTTTTTCTAGCCATGTAACATCACTGGCGGTGGTGATTAAGCATGTATTCTTGGTGGGAAGATATTTTTTAGCATATAATGCAGCAACAATTGATAATTTTAAATAGTCAATTTGATCAGTATTATATGCAAACATGCATATACCTTGAAGGTTATCTTGCATCAATCACCCATTAGACTTTTGACTGATCTCATTTTGTTTATTTTGGTTGATCCCACGATTAATTCGTTTAGTGATTGATTGTATGCTTCGATTAACTTTAGGCTGAGTGCGCTCACGGAGTCAACCATTATGGGATTGTTGTTTGTATCTTCAATAATGACATCTGATTCTTTGCCTAAACTCACAAGGGTATTGAGATTGCTGATATGGGTTAAATCAGCAGTGAATACCCCATTACCATAATATACAGTTCTAATTTTTTTAATTCTGGATTCCAAATTTTTTCTATGAGTTTCAATAGTAATCTGATAATTTGAAAAGTCCAGAGCTCTGGCTAATCGTTCGTCCATTAATGTCTCCTATTGTTGGATTATATATTAAAATTGGCAGTATGTCAATATTAAGAATTATTTATTGAATCAAAATTTTCTAATATTGCAACTGTTGGTGGGCTAATACTATAGTCTACTTCTTCAACTGAAATGTCTGCTGGGTTTCTTGATAGTGCAGTCAAGCTTACCGTTCCGGTGGTAGGTTCAAAATTGTAATCTAAATCTTCCATTACAACTCGGATATCAATAGAGAATTCTGAAGTATTGACAATTGAATATTTGGCATCAAAAATGGCGCGCAAATTTGAATATCCACTATAACTGTAACTGTAACTATAATTGTAGCCCGGGCCACCACCTGGGCCACCACTGGAAAATATAGTTTGCCATTCATCAGTTAAATGATAGAAACCTTTCAAGTTTGATACTCCGCCAAATCCACTCTGTGTGGCCCGGTCCCAGGAAAGAATTAATGACCCCATGGCATCCGCTATGCCTTTCCAGGTTAAGGTTCCTGGATTGGCTACATCACCAGTGACTGCAAGCCGGGTGCGCAATTGTCCGCCTGAGTTAAAAAAATATCTTGCTTGTTGATAATTCTGAAATACAAACGAAAAAGAACCTTGTAATTTATCATTCCATGCGGTAGTCCTGGATATGGAAGTGTGCTCAATGAGATCAGCTAAGGTTGTAGTGATATGCAAGCTGGTATCAATAACCTCAGATTGAATTATTGTGTTTAATTGATTTTTATGAATGGCTAAAACATTGGTCTGCGGTAATAACCGATCTACTTCACTATCATCACCAATTCTAGCCAGCATGATATTACTTCTATCAATGATTTTGTTTAAATCCGCAACGTTGACAGTGCTGGCAATAGCCACCTCGTCGACGGCAGTTTGGCCCCAGCCAAATATATGGCTAGTTCTATTAAACACCATTACTCTAGTGGCGACTGGCAATGGTGCGGTAAACGTAATCATTCCGGTTATCAAATTAATTGAATAGCCTTGTTTTTTAACTTCATCTCCAATTTGCACAATTACAAAGTCGCCTGCTATTGGGATAACAGACAACTGAAATGGCCCAAGTCCTGGAGATACTGTCTGAAATGCTGGATCATTTTCGCTTATCCAGAATATCATGTTGGATGCTGCAAAATTGGATGGCAAATTTGATGCTATGATGGGCACATAGGCTGCATCTGGTGTAGCGTCAGCAAACACCAGATTTGTCAGTTCCGCCAGATTATTAAAATTCTCAGCGGATATTAATGTACCTCTAGCAATTACCAATTACTTTACTCCAACAGATATTTCAATTTTAGAAACTAGTGATAAGTTATTTGATCCCATGAGTGCTCTGCCAATTACAACTCTGTAATCAACTTCTTCACCCGCCGTTGCTGCTCTAGCAACCCCCGGGATTGTTGAAGTAACCAAGCGGTCACCTTTGTTGACAATGCCCGTCACCTTGCACCATACTCGCCCAGATAACGCAACAAATGGGTGGGTGGCATCTGTACCAGCGGCCTGGTTCATCATGAAGGCTGGCTTCTCACTGATGACACCAAATACCCTGGGTGATAGTTCAAGAGTAGTTTCAGATATCTCTTGAATCCCGCCCAGTTCAACAACAGTGCCGGGTTCTAAAACTTTGTCAGATCTGTATCGTTCCGCTAAGTCAGCATATTGTGCAGATGTAGCAGTTCCATGGAATACATATTCTGCAACCATATTTAGATTGGCTCCTTGACGGATTGTAGGGAATTCAGTGACCATTAGAGCATTATCGGCCAATCGTTCCGCCGTTGCACCAATTGAAAAGGGGATCCATTCACCCACATCGCTACATAGGATCAGTGTAGTCTTGTTATTAACAACAAACTCCAGCGTTTTATGCATGCCACCAAGAGTATCCTGTCGGGTCTTGGCAAACGTGTTGGTTGATCCGTCAGCATTAATGATAGGTCGCCATTCGTTATTAATGAACATATAGATGATTCCGGTAGGCTCATCAAGCCAGAAGTCTCCGTCTGCTTCGTTATTTCCAGGTTCCGGGCCTGTTTGCGAAACAGTTAATGATGATATTGGTTTCCATATACCCAATGCTGTATAAAATTTCAGGACAGAGGCAGAAGAATCATACCATATCTGTCCTTCAATTGGTTTAGTTGGTGCAACTGTATTTGAAAAATGCTCCATAATGAATATTAAATTTTCCGCCATGAACTCGCCATATCCTGCAAAGTTGCGTCCAGGTAGTGTCAAGTCAGTTGCAGTATTCACCTGCTCATCTGGTATAATGAGCGGCATCTTGCCATTATTTTTAAAATTTACGCTATATGTCATATTTGTTTTCCTTAGGCCCCAATGGTTACCCTTATAGTATATATAATCTGTATTTGTCTGTTGCGTCGTTTCATGACTGGATGGAACGTGGCATGAGTTATCATTGAATCATCATCAAGTGAGATTCCTATTTCGTCAAACACAAACTCATCACCGTCAAATTCATAATCATCATTGAAGTTAAGCAAGGTTTTAATGACGATATCTGTATTATATTCTCCAGCCAAATGGACATATTCAAGACTTGATGATGCATCATTAATGGACTTAAAGAATATTTGATTATACAGCTCTTGATTGAACAAACCGTTTGTATTTGTTGGTTTATAAGTGATGACACCAGTACTATTAATTATGGTGCCGCCATTACCAATAGCTAATCCAGTAATGTGCCTATTTGACGAACCAGTCAATAACTGTCCGATCAAAACTATCAGTTTCTCAAAATTGATATCATTGTGCTTTTCTAAAATTATTGATCCAGAGTCCAGATCAATAAGTTTAATATTGCCCACTGCTGATAAACCAATGATATCTTTTTTATGTTCCATTAAATATAGATCGCCTTTATTTTATTTACCGACTCGTTATAACCCAGTATCTGTGATTGATTCGCCAATCAAAAATGGCACTTTGGTGATCAAGTTAATGATGACAGTTTCAGAATAAACTGATGAACTAATGGGATGGATTAGAGTTCTATTAGTATTGCGCGTACCGCGGCCAAGTCCAGTCACCTGGCTACCACTTGCTGACAGATATGTTATCCGCTCTCCACCAATCCATAATGTGCCTGGACCTGTCCCCACCAAATCTTCAATATTTTCACTAAGTGATATGGTTGTATCAGCCAATAATAATGGAGAAGCTAATGTTGAAATATATAGACTGTTATTATAAACAGGCGTAGTGACATTTCCATTATCATCTCGCATAACCAAAAATAGTTTTTCAATTGAGCCACCGGCGGCGTCAACTAATTCACTGAGTAGTTGAAGTTCAGCTTCAGACAACAAATCTCTATATTCTTCATCTGCCAGTATGAGTTCTGTCTTGGCCAGTATACTGATTATCAACGAGTTATTGGCTGTTAACATTATTGAATCATCAGTTACTTTGACGTCTTTTAAATTTCTTACCTTGGTACGATATGGTTTCATATCATTGATATAATCAATGAGTTCATCACCTGGATATTTTCTAAATTTCTTGACTTTTTGCTGAATAAAGTCCACTTGGTCTATAGACAAGTATGAACTCTTGATTGCCCAATCAACTGATGTTGAATCAGTAAAGATATAATTGAGCATACCAAACCAGAAGTTATTATACAATGAATTCAACTCATTATTCAAGACTTGATTTCGAAGAATGTCAAGTATTTCTGCAAAAAAGGTTGGCAAGTCCAGATCCCAAGACTTAGTATCCCAAGGTGCTATATCCCAGCCATAACCATGCTTTTTACTGTCCCAGATATTGTCACAGAATTGTACAGTTGCTTTTTCTTTATACATTAATGTCCAGCCATTTGGAGTATACTGGTATATTTTTCTTCTGCGAATGCCATCAATATCATTCAAACTTCTGATCAAAGCATGTTCACCAACATTTGCTGATATCTGTAATAATTCAGACATATTTGCAACATTGTATATGGTTCGTGTCTGAGTATTAAACCCAGTAGCTATCCAATCCTTGTAAATCCACAAATCAGAAAGTTGATAGGAGACACCGCCTCGCACTATGGTTTGCGCCAATAATGCAAATGATTCTGGGCGTATATCTATTAGATTGATATCAGCAAGATTTCGATTCAACAAATCAATAGCATGGCGTCTAGCATTGTCTCGATTTTTAAATAGTGCTTGTCGAGGATATACCTGACTTCCAGTACGATTATAAGGATGCAGTCTGTAATCAGGAACAATTCGTCTCGTGAATATCTTGATCACTCCGTCAAGTTGTGCGGTCACTGTTGGCATGATCCAATCCCATGGCCGTCTGTTCCATCCAATGGAATCCCAACCATAACCAAATTGATCTAATGGATAATTTGTGAAGTCAGATACTATTTCAAAGTCAACCAGTCTGACCCATGATGGGCTTGATGGCGCCACGTTAACCTGATCACGCAATGAGTACCAGAATACGCCAGCAGTATTCTTGACTACATCACCTCTAAAGTGGTATTCACCAGCTCTGTAGTCTGTATAGATTTTAAGTATGCTGGTAGTGTCCCGACCCGCCAGTGAGTCGCGCAGTAGCATGTGGTACCATTCTGGAATCACATATGATATATCATTTGAATAAATGCCATATTCACGGTGCAGTAGATTATCAAATCTTTCAATTACCAGCTTGACAACAGTGTCGTTGGCAGGAACACTCTCTGACAAATTTGACATCAATAATGCATTTTGTGATATTGCTGCGGTCCAGGAAATACCATAAGCACCAGGGTTTAATATCATATCTGCCAATTGAGTTGTAGTATACCTACGGGTCGTTGTTGGCAAGGTTGTCTTGTTTTTTACCCAGAAATAATAGAACAAATCATCATTGCCGGTTCTGCGATTGAATGTAGTTTGCTCAGACCAGTAATATTCTTTTTCATCAAATCTACTCAAGAAGTAATATGGGGTACCAGTCAACAATATTCCGTCAATGATGGTTTCTGTTTCAACAGCTTCAGCATATAATTCGGGCGGCACTGGGCTCTTGGTCCATTCAAGTATTTCTATTTCAGCTGTTGGAAATAGTCTGCCCCAATTGTTTTGTCTATATTCAAGAGTGCTCTGTTCATAATCAACATATATAGCTTTGTCAAGATTCCACCAGGTGGTGCCAATTTGTTTTTCTGCCCAGAAATTTGACAAATCCAATACTTCATCTGAGTCTGTTGAGTTATTGTAAATCGCAGTATCAAATTGATTCTTGACATCTATGTCGGCTTCTGCTGGGCCGGGTATTATTCCTTTAGCAGGGTCATATACTTCTAATGTTTTAATTAGGGAATTATTTATGTAATCATAGGTCAATGATTTAATTAGCTTTCTATTATCAGCTTTAAAACCAATGGTTCTAATTAATTCAAATGATATTATGGCAGAGTCGACAGCATCAACTACACATTGATAGACTCCACTATTCCCTGTTGATTGGCTGTTGACAATAATATCATCAACATACGCAATCATTCCACTTTTCCAACCCATATTTGGTTGATACCAGCTCACTTCACCCCTAGTGTTAAATAATTCATTGGTATCTGCAAACCTGACAGGCTTGAAAGCTAAAATTTTCCCAGCATATCCTTTTTCCTGAATGAACTCATCTATTAGGAACGAACGATCACTAAACAATCCAGTGACCCTATGTATGCCATCAACTGATGGCACTGATGTTGATCCCGTGATGACTACATAGTCATCAATAGTCAAGTTATGTGGCACTAGGGTTCTGATTAATGCATCGTCACCAGATTCAACACCAGCACAAATTTCTTGTATTTCCTGGCTGAAATCAAAAATTCTATAGACATTCCACCCAGATGGTCTGACTTCTGAAATATAGTTTGCTGATAACCAAGCTGAGAAATTTATTGGATCACTGATTAATTCCCAGTCATCTTCACTAAACTCATTGGATATTGTACCAGCCTGGAAGCGCTCGACCTGACTAATACCCAATTGCGAATTGGCAGTCCCATTGCCAATTACTAGCCTATCTGAACCACTACTTTCAATTAAAATTACATTGTTGACATTTCTGACAGACAATGTTGGAATATCAATATTATTGATTTGATTTACGACATCAAACAAGGTCAAATCAACATCAACTGTGACATTTTGTGAAGATGCAAAATAGATTCCAGACGATATTCCAATAATATCATTAATCGCAGTGTTGCCAATGGCAATAGATCCGCGATTACTTGTCAGGGTCAATAAACTTTGGCCATCAGCCTGGGTAACTCTGGCCCCAACCCCGTCGGGCGCGGTCGTGATAATAACTTGTACAGCTTCAACCAATGTCAAATCTGCTGGTACTTGAATTTCTTCAACAATCGTTGAAGTTTGTGAACCCAGTGGATTGAAACCAACTTCAGCATTTCCATTTCCAGCAGAGATCTCAAGTGATAAGTCATTGACATTTGTGGTTTTGAATATACGAATTCTACCGTCATTAGTCAGTTGCGCGTCCACATTGTTTTTATTATTGTTTGCTAATACTGTGTTAATTCTATTGACGATTGCAGATGATATCCAGAGTCTGGGACCAACTGACTGCTCTGTAGCCACAATAGTTTCACTTGTGAATATTACACCTGAGCGTATCAGTTGAGTTAATTCACTCATGTAATCGGCCGCTTCTAATAATTGTATAGTATCGCTTTCATCAGTTGATCCCGCTACTGGCAAACTGGCTGGGGTATAACTGCCACTAGAGACTGCATTTATTATGGCTAGATCATTTTCCAATAGAGCCAGGATCTGATCTTCAAAGTCTGGTCCAAGTGCATATTCGTCAGACAAAAACTGTGTGTTCAGGCCTGACATCGCATAGATTCCAGAATAATATGAGGTCAACCAGTTAACCCAAGCGGCTTGGCTGTTAACTGCAATATAGGCAGAACGTAGGGCCAATATGCTAGAAATTCTAGCGACGGATAATTGTGTTGCCGTCGCACCTCCCAGGGTGGTGAGGGATCCAGTCAATATATTTGACACACTGATGTTTGTGACAATTGGCGAAGTGTCTTCAAAGTTAACTAATACACCATCAATAGTCAAAACTTTACCAGTGGTGCCAGATATCGTTGGGTTTATGATCTGACCAGTTATTGAAAGGTTGTTGGTTGTAAAGCCTGGCTCATTTTTTGTGAATATGATATCAGTACCGTCAATATTCAATATTGATCCAGAAGGTATCGCAGGATTATTGACATCGCCCGTAACATTAATAGGCTGTAGCAATGTTCCAGAAGATGACTTGTTCAGTACAATATTATAAAAAGTCACCTGACTAGCTGGAGTTGCGGCAACTCCTATAGATAGTGTACTGCCTGAAGTAACCAATGGAAACGTGACATTTCCTCTGACAAACAATGTGTCCTGCCCGGGTATGATACCAGTTGAACCCAAAGCTAGACGCCATGTCTGGCCCTGGTGTCTCACTGTTTCTCCCTGGACATACGCAATATTTGATGACCAATTTGGAATATTTGCATAATCAGCTGATATATCATATATTGGGCCAAATTCATCATTGCTTTTGACATAATGGGTGACCTCATTGAATAGAGGAGTTCCCGCGCTTTTATTCCACTCGCTATAATCGTCCACGTTTGATATATTAATTCTTGATATATCACGGTTGGGAATCATTGGCACCATTTGATTAAAGTCGCCACTAATATATCTATTGCTTCCTTGACTTATATCAATGATACTATCATCTGGTTTATCATAAAAGAATTCGCTATGCAGTCTGATAATTTGTGGTTCAGTTTTCACCAGTCCTAGGTCCAGTGTAAATTCAATAGCACCAATTGGAGTTTTATCACCATATTCTCCCAGTTTAAACATCCATTCATCATGAACTTTTGTCGCCGCACCGATTGAATACAACGAATTATTTCTAGAGAATGCTTCAAGTGATTCAACTGATCCCTTGTGTGTTCTGGAAGCCCTGAAGAATTCAAATTTTGCATTGTTGTCAATATTATTTAAATAGGATTTCTCCTGGTATCCAATATTGAACATTGAAGTGTAGTTTGATAAACTACTTAAAAAGTTTGATTCCAGATTGCTTACATCAGTTCTAATCTCTCTGGATGAACTATCGAATGAATTGAATACTGTTGGTCCATCAATGATGAAACCAGGTGCTTCCAATCTTCCCTGCCAATTTCTTGTGCGATACCCCAGTAATTTAATTCGTGAATGCCCCAATCCAATGGTTGGATTATATATGGTTTCACCAAAGTTTGAAACAGTATCAATTATTAATAGGTGCTCATATTCAAATATTGGTATATTGAATTCATATATCTCTGAGATATTCTTTGTTTGAATTGTTGTCTTGAATTGATCTCTGAATACTACTGGACTATCAGATTCAATATGCATGTATTCTTTATCACTAGTGACGGCAAGCTTGGATATGTCACCTATCATGCCGTGGATATTTGAAAATATGATATGATCAGCTATTCCGTTTTCATAACGATCCATGGTATCATCACTGAGTGTCCAGTCAATGACTTTGAGTGCAGGGTCTCTCCAATTGATTCCATCAATACCAATTTGATTATAATAGGCTTCTAGTCCAATTATGAAGTCATACAATTCCTGTCTTCTCTTGAACTCGTGGCCATACTCTATACTCTTGACGGCATTCAAGTGAGTCAGGTATCGCACTATTTTGAAATCTTTTAAATTCTCTACAACACTATTCTTGGTTTTATCAGGTTCTAGATATTTAAAACTATTGGCTTTGATATCATAACCATAAACCTTGACTGCATTGTTGAGTGATTTAACAAATTTAACACCAGAATATTTTGCTCTATGGGGTAGATAATTTTTACCCAATACTATTTCAAAATTTCTGTCTGATATTATAGTTTCACCTTGGCTATTGGACCCGTCAGTTTTTAAACGAATGCGACTGGTGGAAGTAAACCCACCAACATGAACATAATTCTTGACAACTGTTGATTTAATAGTATCATTTGCAGTGATGTAATCATCATAACTGAATTCTTGAATATTTGATACAGCGTTTAATCCAAGTCTGAATCGCTCCACCGCTATAGCACTACCAGCACATACTTCTGTATTTGCAGTTTTTATCTTTCCATTAATGTTCCAGAAGTCAGCGGTTATCTCTAGCGGCATTATTTTTAGTAATGATCTGATTTTGGCAAAGTTGATATTACTACCAGCCGCCCATTGAATCTCTGCATTGAACCCGCCTTCACCCAATTTGAAAGGCCTGGCGGCATCTATAACGTCAACTGAGTCGACTATTCCAGCCCCATTGGGATTGGCAATATTGCCCTCAATAGTCACTAGTAGTGCTGGATCATATCCCAAGGTAGCGAATGCTCTATTGGAGTCTGGCGTGCCAGTGAGCATCTGATGGGTTCCTAGAAGCAATGCATTGATGAGACTCTGTCGTCTTGTTGGGTCAACCCATGAGTATAAGGCGTCCCAGCCCTGGGGCTTGAGCGTTTCTCCAAATAGTTCCCATGGATGAGTATGCGGTCTGTTCGTGCCCAGTCGGATCTGATAAATGTCACTCCAATATCCATATCCAGTATTATTACCACTGGAGAAATTCCAGGTCAATGGATCAAAGGGTTGATATTCAACTATATCAGCCACTGTGATCTCATGCTCGTTGCTCCAGACCAAAAATTCCTCAAGCTGATACTTATTGAATAACTGTAATGCATGTGGGTTAATTAATTTGAGCAATGCATCATCAATAGAATATCCTGCATATTCTATTCTATTGAATATCTTTGATTCAATATAGTATATTGCTGCACCAACCGCATCAAAGTTTGGAGAATTGATATTAAACAAATTAGTATTGGTTGGGGTATATATTGAGCCATCGTGACAGCGAATACGAATACCATCATATTCAACCCGAAACAGCGGCGCCAAGCCAATCTTGGTAGCACTATAAGGGATAAACGAATATTCAGATTTGTAAATATTCACTTTCAATATGGCTGGAGATATAGAAATATTAGGAGACAACAAAAACACGACCACACCATTGGTGCTAATTGTGTATTCTATATTCTCAAGTAAGATCCTTGATGCAGTACCCCCAGATGTTTGTTCTATTAGAATTACATCAGCCGCTCTGAAATCAGCATAATCAGTGATCTGAAATGACTGTTGTGAATCAGCCAGCGTCAGTTCAAAACTCTGTGTAAATTCAATATCATTATAGAGCATATCGGATTCTGCATATTTGAAATCAGATTGTTTACCAGCATTTAATTCAGCTATGGTGCGGTCAACTAATGATTCAGTACTGCTAAAAGTTTCAGTAAGCCATAATTGCTGGACTCTATTCTGAAATGATACCTTGAACTCTGCATAATCATCTTCAAGATTTTTCAATTTGTGCAGTAGTTCATGATTATCACTCAATGAGGTCACTGAAATTATCTTGGGAGTTGATTCGCTGTAGCGAATGGTTCCTGAAAAAATATGACTCTTTGATGATTCTGAATAATTGTTGGAGAACGGCACGCCGGCAACCATTGGTGCGGCCAGAATCTGATCAATGGCATGATCACGAAGTTGACTGTATTCCAATTCAGAATTCACATTCTCTGATCCTGGATTAAACTTGAACGAAGCTGGTGTCTCTGTATCATTCAACAATGTTGACACAAACTCTATGGACAACACATCACCGCTAGTGAAGTCACGCTGAATATCTATTTGGTTGCCAGTTGGACTCACATCCAGATATTCTCCGTTCAATGACACTCTGGCGCTTGATGTAGATGTATTGACTAGTTGCATAGTCTGATTGAAGCTTCCATCAGTATTTTTGCATATGACTGTTGAGTAAGCATAAGCATTACCAATTGTCAATTCATATTGGCGGCCAGTCTGTGCGACTGTTAAGTTTGTGGTATCACCCATTGGACTTTCAAATAGCAATTCATTTGAATCTTTATTGTTTAGGAAATATATCTGGTGGGGCGTATTCTTTCTAAAGAATATACCGTCACGACGGATATTATAGTATCCAATTATTGGATCTTTTCTAAACCATTCAGTACTGGATTGATTCATCACCAACGACCATTCAAGACTCTCCTTGTGGTCTGCTGGCAGATCATAACTGAAATTGGTTATATCATCATTGAATACTATCGTTTCTTTCTTTTTGGTTCGCTGAACATATGCCATTTCTTTCCACAATGTGGCTGACTCGCCAGCTAACTGATATATGACGTTTTTGTTGCTATTAACGGCCATCATAAATTCTGACGATGCGAATGGTGACGGCTTATGTCTTATTCCAGTTTCAACGTTTGTGACAGTAGCCATGGATCTAGAGTAATCAATTAATTCCAGGAAGTCATCAACCCTGCCACCAACATTGAATCTTTGCAGTCTAACAGTGTGCGATTGGTGTCGTTTGAGATATGATGGTTTCCAGAACGTATCCAACCAATGGAACTCAATATTGGTATCAGATGATATGTTTTCATTGAATGAAATAATCCCATCATAATCCTCAAACGTGCCGTCATCAGCAATTAAATTAAACTCTGGGGTACCACTATTATCAACGACTTCATAGATTTCATTTTCATCATAAAATAATACACTATCCCCAATACCCAAGGTTACTCCATTGGATTCAAGACTATCGCCGCTAATTGAGAAATCACCTGGTGTCTCACCATAAAGAGTCCAGTTGACTACCCATGATAGTTTACTCTGATAATTATATAACGTGACATCAGGTTTGTATTCAATGATTGGCGATGCGGCTTTAAATGATTGCTTAATAATAGTTGTGGCGGCGATATCATTAAACTCGGCAACTGCCAACAAGGTGTCTCTGAGATACCAAAAATTTGTCCTGGACCACGCATTTGCATCCATGGATGATTTATCAACAGTGACATAATCTTTTATTGGATCAACTATATTTGAGTTCTCTAGCCATGATTGATATGTTGGCGCCAATGGATTCAATATATTGTATCCAATGGCAGGTCGAATATATTCAACTACATTATTGACTATTCTATAGAGTGGAACCAGTCTGATATTGTCAGACCCAACACCACCAACCAAGTAGGCTGTACCAGCAACGTAAGTTGCCCCTGTGCTTGAAACATTGGCCCCAGAAAAGATCACTATCATATCATTCATGAGTGTGAGTGTTTGATTGTTAGCCAATAGGGGAGTAGTGAAACGTGATAATTTAACGATATCATCAATATCTATAGGGTTTTGTGCGGTAGGAGTGACAACGCAAGCCGGGATATATCCTGGCAAAAAGTAGTATCTGTCATAATTCACAAACTTGTCCAGATTAATTGGCAAGTCCAAGACCTTTGATAAGTTTGAAAACATGACATCAGTCTTGTCTGTATTATATCCCAGGGAATTCAATTTGTTTAATATATTAATATATGATCCGTTTATTTCTGCATCAGTATTGCTATAGCCTGGCACGAATTGGTGATTCATTCGTCGGCCATTGGCTTCAATATTGAATACGTCTAGAGACGAATCATAATTGGATCCGTCAATCCTTCCCCAGTGTGTATCCAACTTCTCCATGGTGCCAGATCCCATTAACTGATCTAGCGTACTCTTGAAGAATTCTTTATTGGCTGTGGTTTGCAAAATGCCTGGAAGAAAAGCGGCAGTATCCATCATTCCTTGCCTAATTTTGGACTCACCAACCTGTGTTATATTCATATTTTTCATATTGTTGAAATTCTCAAATTATTATCATTAAACGACTTTACAATGTCTATTTGGTTTGGATTAATATCAGGTATCATTAACTCATCACTATTGGCAATTATTTCAAACAAGTTTCCAAATTTTCCAGACTCTACTGTGGGAACAATCACTATACTTGTTAATTCTCCTGGCAGTTTTGAATGGACATATGCTGATAACTCAGTAAAGTAAAAACTTTCACCAAAGTCCCAATTATCAATATTAAAGAATTCTAGAATTCTTTTGACAATTGAGTCTTTAAGCTCAGAGTCGCTCATGAGCGATCCATTGGATTTGATTACTCTGAATCTGGCCCGCCACTGTGGCTCAGCCAATCCTCCAAACAAGGTCTTATAACGGCCACTTCTATAGATAACCGTATCTGATGCGCTCTTCTTTTTGTCCAAATTAATGAATTGATTTCTTAATTCATCAGACGTTGGTGGTTTTGGTTCAATGTCTTTATTTTTTAACCATGATCGATATAGTTTATCATATCCTTCAGTCAATACAAAAGTATCTATAATAGAAGCTATTGATGGATCAACTCTCATATTGGTGTCTGGCATTCTTTTCCAATGAAACTTCAAATCTTGCCTGCCATTTTTTGTTACACTGCCCATTGGGTCAACTCCAAGATGACTATATCCGTTGGACTCCTGAATACCCAGTCGTATAGTGGCGTTTGCCAAGAAATCTCTGAGTATCATTGGATTGTCTGGATATTTATCATTGTCAAAATCAGCCAATGACGCCATTATTTTTGAGTCATCAGTATGTCCATTGGATTCAATAAAATGCTTTACTGAAAATAATACTATATCACTGTTCAATGGTACCCCGTTCAATGGGTTTATTGACAATAGTGAAATAGTATCTCGCTCTGGTTTATTTGTCTTGCTATTCAATTTATATCTGGAGTTCTGATTATAAAATCTGACAGACTTAGTTGAACCAAATACGATATCATGCTGTCTAGATATAATAATCCAGAAGCCATTGGCATATTCAAGTCTAATCAACCAACTTTCATCTAATGAATTATTGGTAGCATTGCCAGCAACTGCCAGATCAAAGCTATTCTTACTGCCAGGCTTCAGCTTCCCTAAATTTTCCAGGGTGATAATTTTCCATTCACGAGTTGCTGGATTAAATCGCAACCCAAATGTGTTTTTCAGTGCAACCTGATCCAGTATTTCCTGTCTGGCGACCGCCGGGAATCTATAGATAAAGGCTGGAAATATTCTATTCAATATCATTCCATCCGGAATGACTCTCGATAACATGATAGCACCCCTACCGCGGTTATTCAACCCAGTTGGTTCACCATTAGTATTGACTAGTCCCTGGCCGCCAGAAAAGATACTAATAATCCTAGACCATATCTTATTATTATTTGAATCCATAAACTCCACGATGGAACCAACAGCTAGTCCAGTCAAGAATGTGAATTCAGAGTTGTCGCCCACTCTGGGTATGATCGATACATTATTTGCCACATATGTAAAATAGCCGCTCGTTGCATTTGGCCCAATGGAAACTTGCTGCCATATAAAGTTTGTGCTGCCTTTTGAGATTGGGTTATAATTTTGATAATAAAAGTTTGCCATTCCTGGAGATAATGGGATTGATGATATGACTTCGTCAATCAGTTGAATATCAGTGATGCCTGTACCGTTCACAGCCAGTCTATTCAATGTGTTCTCTGAGAATATATAGCCATCATCTGAAAAAATATGCACGTCTTGATATTGCGCAGTTGGGTCATTAAAATCAATGAATCTACTGTGGCCGCTATAGGTCCTATTAATGGACTTTATCTTCTTGATACCAGTATTTGTTATGGTTGGATATATTGAATAATCTTCAGCAGTCACCATTCTGTCCTGCGTGGCAAACACCCGACCAGCTTTTTCTTTAATAGACGTTAGTGATTCGCTTGAACTAGCGTTAACGACGGGCTCTTCAAGTTCAGCGGTGAACTCTGCTGAGTATTCATTGCCGTCACTGCCAACATAGAATATATTAAATCGCACAGACCCAATATCATCCTTGTTTAACACATATGATTGTCCAATAGAAGTTCTGTACCATACTCGCATTGCACCACGGGGCATGTCAGAAAATACCCCATCACCAAATTTAATTGAGACGGCGTCTTGGTCTCTTGTTTTAACAGTGAATAGTTTTCGTTGAATTGACGGAATACTATTGAATAGTTGGTTGGTATTGAAGTTTCCATCCACTCTATTCCATCGTTGCTTATAGGTACCTTCATCTGAAAGTTCGTGAACCCATATATCATTATTTGTGACACCTGGTTGATTGATATCAATCACCATCCCTGGTACTGGCGCATCAATCGAGAATTCTGATGCTGTTAAATTTCCTTGTTTGAACCCAATAAAGAATCCAGTATTGATGGATCCAATTCCCTGGCGGTCATCGCCATACAATATATTGAATGAATTTGCATTGGCTGGATCTGATTCCAGGATCATTCCTTTGTCTATATTAACACTATGCAATTCAAATGGCAACTGGGTATTATTAATTTGCCCTCTGAATGATATAGTTGGCTTTGCCATGGTTGAATTACTGAGCGAGTACAAACCATACTTAATATTTCCAACCTGAGTTGAATTCACTGGGGTTCCAAATCTATTGGCCGATTGTAATATTTCATTCATTACCAGAATAAAATCTAGACTGGATTCAGATCGTCTGCGTGGGATAAATCTTATCTCTTGGTTCTTGACACTTTTGCCTGTTGAGTTGATGATATTCTGATTGGTAATCACTGACTTGATTTTTAGATAACCACTAGCTGGCGATCCTCTGACGGGAGTATATCCCAAAAAGTCAGCAAGCTTGATGACACTTTCCCGCCGCTCGGCAGTACTCATAAAATTTTCTCTTACAGACAAGTCAGTTCTGAAAGCAATGCTCTGACCCATGAACGCCATTAGTTCTATTTTTGCAACAAACTCGCTGGATGATATCCAGTCATTAAACGCTTCTGGATGCCGTTCCCTAATATACTCTATCATAGCAGACCGAATAGTATCATAATCATATGCTTTGAAATTTGATTGTTTGAAACTATCGTATACTACTGTGAAATCTTCAGCAGCAAAAAGGCTTCGTTGTCGGGCGCTCTGGGACATATGTTATGCTCTCTGTGTAAATTCTAGATATAGTTCTTCAACGGTGGTTGTTGGAAGATAATTCAATATGACTGAACAAGTGATACTGTGGTCTTTAAGAGTAGTATTCATATTAATTAAACTCCATCTTGGATCAGTGTTCACAATTCTATTAATATCATCTTCTACAAGATTTATTATACTGGGATCCATTTGTTCAAATAATAGAGTATAAATGATACTTCCAAAATTTGGATTCCCCAATCGTTCACCACGTTTGGTATAGAGATGATTCATGAGATCACGTTTGGCAGTTTCAACCCCTATGATAGTTGAAAACTCGAAAAATCGTTCCTGTGTTGAAAAGCCTTTGATAATATTCATATTGTATTTACTCAATTCAATAAGTGCGTATATTAATCTGGATCCAGTAATGAGTGGTATTTGGAATCAATTAGTGCTTTGACTTTATTAGACTTGGCTACAGGCATGCCAATAACAGTGGCAATAGTATTATAGTCAGGGAATACATTGTAGGCAGACGCTGCGGTCATGCCAGCAGCTTTATTCACATCCATTGCAAATTTAATTACCTGCACGGCTGTTGATTGCCCTGAAAAAATAATATGACCATCAGCTAGTTTAATTATGTGTATCATACCTCGAACATTATCTAATGAATTACTATCAAACCATTTCAGCCATTCATCAAGGGTAATCTTATCAAAATCAAAGTCACCATATTGTAGGCGAATATCAAAGTAGTCATCCAAATAATTAATTAATTGTCTTCCATAAATGGATAATAACCAAAATTTGTCATCTGTTGTCAACCAACCATCGTAATTGGTGTCACCATACAATCTAGATAATATATTATATAATCTTTCATTTCTGGTATCACTGAATTTAAAATTAGTGACGGTGTCTGGTATGAAAGATAATTTATTAATTATTTGGATGAATTTACTCATTTTATGAATTGAATTAGTATAGGGCTGATTCGTCCAGGTCGGCCGACCACCAGGGTGAGCTTCCTGCATGACTGCCGATCCAAATGCCTTCCAATGGTTAATATTATTGTCGTTTAACAAGATTTTGTTCATACCCTCGATATCATTCAGGTGATCGACGATTTCCTGTGCATATGCTCGCTT